CACCATGCGCTCAAGCGCTTTTCGGTGCTGGTGTGTCATCGCCGCTTTGGCAAAACGACGTTTGCGGTAAACCATGCGCTGCGAGCGCTGTTCTCGGCGGGACAGCCGGGTCGGCGCTATGCGATCGTTCTGCCGCTCTACCGGCAGGCCAAGCAGGTCGCCTGGGACATGCTGAAGGACTACAGCCGTTGCGTTCCGATAGCGACCTACAACGAGGCCGAGCTTCGCGCCGACTTTGGAGACATTGGGCGCATCCAGCTTTTTGGGGGCGATAACCCTGACACGCTGCGAGGCCAGGGGTTCGACGGCGTGGTGATGGACGAGGTCGCGCAGATGGACCCGCGTCTGTGGGGCGAGGTGATCCGCCCGGCACTGGTCGATCGCAAGGGCTGGGCGATCTTTCTCGGCACGCCGAGAGGGCGGAATGCCTTCTACGACCTGGTGCAGCAGGCCGAGGAGGACGACACCGGCGAATGGATGGTTGCGATCCGCAAGGCCAGCGAGACCGGGATCGTCCCGAAAGACGAGCTGCACGCGGCCAAGCGGCAGCTGACGCGAGAGCAGTATCTGCAAGAGTTCGAGTGCTCCTGGACCGCCAGCATTCGCGGGGCCTACTACGCCCGCGAAATGGAGGATCTGACCGAGGCCGGCAGGATCACGACGATCACGCCCCCAGGCGATGTCCTGGTGCATACGAGCTGGGATCTGGGGATCGGAGACGCAACAGCGATCGTCATGTGGGCGATCGTGGGCCGTGAGGTCTGGATCTTAGACTACTACGAGAACAGCGGTGTCGGTCTGGCGCACTACGTGGAGCACTTGAGGTCGCTGCCGTATCGCTACGGGGATCACTTTCTGCCGCACGACGTCCAGGCCCGCGAGCTTGGCACTGGGATCACGCGCCAGGAGACGCTTGAGCGCCTTGGGCTGCGATGCGAGGTGCTGCCGCAGCAGCGCGTTGATGACGGCATCAATGCCGTTCGCAACCTTCTGCCGAGGACGTGGATCAGCTCGGAGAGATGCCAGCGTTTAGTTGAGGCGCTCCGACAGTATCGAGCGGCGTGGGACGACAAGCGGCAGATGCACCGGGCGACGCCGGAGCGAGACTGGACGACGCACCCGGCGGACGCGGTGCGATACATGGCGATGGCGGTCGCCGAGGCCGAGGTGGACGTGGCCGGCTGGGCGCAGAAGCCTTCCAATGACACAGCTTGGATACGTTGATGGTGATGATCGAAGAGACGGTGGAGATCGAGGGGGTCGGCGAAGAGCAGACCCCTGATGCTTCTACCGAGGATGAGCTGATCAATATCATCCAGGCCGAGGCCCAGGATGCGATCGGCTACGACACCGACACGATCGTCGAGCGCCGCGCGTTGAACCTGTCCCAGTACCTGGGCCAGCCGCAGGGCGACGAGCGGGCCGGCAGGAGCCAAGTGCTTGACCGGAGCGTGCTGGAGACCGTCGAGGCTCTGGTCCCGTATCTGCATCGGCTGGCGATCAGCGATGGCGTTGCGCAATTCGAGCCGGTAGGCGATGGCGACGAAGAGGTTGCCGAGCAAGCGACGGATGTTGTTGACCATATCCTCGCGAAAATGAACGACGGCCACCGGATCATGTCCACGTTCATCAAGGATGGGCTGATCAGCGATATCGGCGTGATCAAATGGTATTACGACACTTCGATCGAGGTGAAGATCGAGACGCTGTCGGGGCTGACCGACGAGGAGATGGCGCGGCTTGACATGGATGTCGAGGCCGATGTCGTTGAGCACACGGCCTATGCCGACCCTAACGGGGCGATGCTACCGGTCCTCAATGAGCTTGGCCTGCCGGTGATCGACGAGACGGGCATGCCGGTCATGCAGCCGATGATGTTGCACGACATCCGCCGGCGCATCCGCAAACCCAAGGACAAGATCTGCATTGAAAACGTCGCGCCCGAGCAGTTCGTGATCGACCGCAACGCGACCAGCCCGACCTTTGAGGACTGCCGCTTCATCGGTCACCGGGTGTTCAAGACGAGGTCCGAGCTTCGCGCGATGGGCTTTCCCGCTGACGTTGTGGACAGCCTGCCCTTCGGCGGCACCGAGTACAGCCTCAACCAAGACTACCTCGAGCGGTACGAGGACAGCGAGTACGACAACGATATCGGCGGCGAGGCCGGCGCGGAGAGCAACAGGCGCATTGAGGTGCTGGACTGCTACATTCGCGTTGATCTGGACGGCGACGGCATTGGTGAGATCCACCACTGCATGACGGCTGGGTTCCAGAATGCAATGGACCTGCTTTATCACGAGGAGGTCGATCACATTCCGTTCGCGTGCTGGTCGCCGGTCCTGTTGCCGTATCGCGTCATCGGCCTTGGCGTCGCATCCCTGGCGAGCGAAAGCCAGCAGGTGCTGACGGCCCTCCAGCGCTCCGTGCTGGACGCGACGTATCAGGGCGTCTCGCCGCGTCTGGCGGTCGTCGATAGTGAGGTCAATATGGACGACCTCTCTACCCAGGAGCCGGGCGGCATTGTTCGCACGAAAGGGCAAAACGTGATCACGCCGATCGGCACGCCGCTGGTCGGCACGCAGGTGCTGCCGGTGCTTGAGTATATGAACACCCTGCGAGCGGCGCGCACGGGCGTGACGCTGGACGGCATGGGCCTCGACCCGACGAGCTTGCAGAATGAGACGGCCACGGCTGCGGCGTTGCGCTTTGATGCGGCGACGGCTCGCACCGAGATGGTGGCGCGGAATTTGTCGGAATGCGGTATCAAGCCGCTGTTCAAGGGCCTATTGCAGACGTTCTTGAGGTATTTCGACGGCGAGTTCGTCTTTCGCTTACGCGACAAGGTGGTGCGGGTCGACCCGAACGCGCTCAATGCCGACATGGACGTGACGGTGTCGGTTGGGCTCGCCGGCCATCGCGACAAGCAAACGGCGCTCTATCAGGGCATCCTGGCGATCCAGGAAAAGATCTTAACGACGGCGGGTCCGAACAACCCACTGGTCGGCTTCGATCAATACTACAACACGCTTGGCGAGCTTTTGCGGATCGCGGGCATCACGTCGCCGGCGCGGTATTTCAAAGACCCGGCAACGCAGCCGCCGCCGCCACCGCCGCAGCCTGACCCGAATATTGAGCTGATCAAGGCGCAGGTCCAGATCGAGCGCGAGAAGCTCGAGCTTGAGCGCGAAAAACTGGCGTTCGAGGCCGAGGTGGACAGCGTCAAGATGGGCGCTGAGTTGCAGGCCGAGGCCGATCGCAAGGCCGCTGAGCTTGCGCTGCGCGAGCGCGAGGTGTCGCTCAAGGAGCGCGAGGCCGAGATGAAATACCAGATCGAGCAAGAGAAGCTGCGCATCCAGGCGGCGAAGGTTTGAGGCGACGGGCATCGGGCGCGAGGCCGCGTCAGAGAGATGTCCCCTGTCAAGCCTGCGGTCGGCTGATCGACCTAAACGTGCCCGGCCTGATCGTGCTGGGCGATGAAACCAACCTACACCTGCATTGCTACGAGGAGATGTGCCGTGCCGATGGTCGGAAAGAAGCACTTCGCCTACACGGCGAAGGGGATGGCGAAGGCCAAGGCTGCCGCCAAGAAGGCCGGCAAGCCGGTGAAGTACGGCAAGAAAAAGAAGGGCTGAAACTATGGTGATGTTCGGCGGCTACAAATACATGCCGGCTCCGTCGCAGGTCGATCCGCGCCTGCCGGTCTACAAGCCTCAGATGATGACGCTGCCCGGCGCGAAGCTGTCGGAGGACGATCAGCTGGCGAAGCAAAAGCAATTCGCTGGCGGCGTCCTGCAAGGCTATCAGTACCGGCCCTTGGCGCGGCCCGACTTGTTCGGCGTCAACCCGCGGGCGGCGATGACTGGCGTTGTGCCGGACCCGGTGCAAGGCGGTCGCTATCAAGGCCCGACAGGCCTGATGGCCGGCATGCCGATGCAGACAAGCCTTGTGGCTCCAGCTGGCGTGCTTGGGGGCGGTCAGATCACGCCGATCCAGCCCGAGGGCACGTTCGTCCCCGATGACGGCACTGGCGCTACCGATGCCGGCGAGGAGCAGGGCAAGGGCGCGTATACGATGCGGGATCTGATGCGCCTGGAGCGCGCTTTGGGCCAAGCGAATTTTGGCAACCAAACGCCGTTTTCGGTCTTTGAGCTTTTCAAGGACGCCGGCGGCGGGACTTACGACGTGGACTATAGCCAGCCTTATTCGGGCCAGCTGTTCACCGTTCGCAATGACGACGGGGAGGACGTGCCGATCGACCAGCAACTGGGCAAGTCGCGTGGCATGTCGATCGCGATCAACCGCGCCCGAAGCATTGACGAGAGCAACTGACATTGACGCCAGAGGAAGCTGACCTGCGCGCGGGCGATGCGCGCATGCTGCTGGAGCATCCGTTGCTGCACAACGCCTTCGCGGATCTGACAGCCGCCTATCTGGACATGCTGCTGAAAACCGACGACGAGCGCGGCGTGATGCGCCTGCGTGACGGGCTCAAGGTGATCGAGCAGGTCAAGGCGCAGCTGAAGTCGCATGTCGCGACGGGTCGGCTGCATGGCCGAGAGGCCAAGGAAATTAGAGGCAGACAGAGGTTTATCTGATGAGCGACGCTACCGCAGAGATGGTCGAAAACGATCTGGTTGATGACCCGATCGAGGACGAGGCGACTATCGAGCGACGCCCTTTCGATACGATCGACGAGGCCGCGCAGGAGATGCGCCGCTTCTTCGAAGGCGATGAACAGCCGGCGGATGCCGGCGACGAGGCAGCGTTGGAAGACGCTGAAGGAGTCCCCGAACCAGCCGCCGCCGCTGAGCCGACCTTCGAGGTCGAGGTCAACGGTGAGACCCGGCAGGTGCCGCTGTCGCAGTTAAAGACAGCGTATACGGGCGGCGACGAGCAGCCGGTAGATCCGGCATTTAACGAAGCACAGATGCAGGCTCTAAGCCAGCACAGCCCTGAGCGGCAAGCGCAGGACCAATGGGCCCAGCAGGTCCAAGCGTACCTGTCGAGCCCTATGCCTGAGCAGCCAGATGCTGCTCTGCGCGAGACTGATGTGATCGAGTACCTGACGCAGAAGGACGCGTGGAGCCAAGAGCTTCTGGATCGCCAGCAGCTACAAGCGCAACTTGATGGCGTTGTGACCCAACGCCAAGCCGAGTCGCAGCAGCTGCATCAGCGCTTGCTGGACACCGAGTGGAATGCACTCACCAAGCATCATCCAGGCCTCAAAGACCCTGACCACTACAAGGCGTTTACCGCCGACATCCAAGAGGTAGCGCGTCATTACGGGTTCAAAGACCAGGAGATGTTGAATTGGTGGGACCACCGTCAGATCCGAATGGCGGCTGATGCGTTGAGGACCGTGCGCGCTCAAAGCGCCGCGCCAGATGTTGCGAAGCGGTTGGCTACCAAGCCGCCGGTGATCTCGCAGGCTGGCCGCGCCGAGCCGGATGGGGCGCAAAAGCGAGCTTATAAGGAGGCCAGATCGAGACTTCGAAAGACCGGCAGCATGCGTGACGCGGCTGCTGTTTTCCGAAACTTTGTCTAATAGGAGGCCACCATGGCTCTCATCACCAACGCCTTCACCACCTACTCGGCGGTGGGCAACCGGGAAGATCTGACCGACAGCATTTACGATATTTCGCCGGTCGATACACCCGTCCTCTCATCGGTCTCGCAGACCAAGGCGACCGCTGTTAAGCACGAGTGGCAGACGGACGCCTTGGCTGCTAACACCACCGCCAACGTCCTGCTGGAAGGCGACGTCGTTTCGGCGCAGGCTTCCACGGCGACTTCGCGGGTCGAGAACTATTG